CACAAAGGACTCCCGGCTGCGAATCCCTCAAAAAATCAAAAAGAAAAGTTTTAGCTTGCTAAATCTTGCTAAATCTTGCTAAATCTTGCTAAATCTTGCTAAATCTTAATTATAGGGCTATATGCTCATATTTTGGCTTGTGAGAGCAGAGTTACCTAAGTAGGTAAACTTATAAGCAAAAGTTGTTGCTGTTCTTAGAAACGAAAATATAGGCTTTAAACAATATAACCACATTTAAAAGAAAGGACAATATGCAAACACAAAATGGTGGCAGACCCACAATTTTACCTAAGATGTATGAAGAACCGCTATTTAGTCAAATCATTGATAAAATTGAATCAGGTTGCAACGACAGAGAAATCTACACCAGTTTGCATTGTTCGGCTAAAACTTTTAGAAAGTGGCGAGACGACAATATAAAGGCGTATGACGAAGCTAAAGGTATTGCTAGGGGAAATCTGTTAGAACTAGCTGAAAGTGCTTTAGCGAGCAAACTGACAGTCAGAACGCTAAAGGAAACAGAAACGATATATGACGCTGACGGAAACGTTGAAAAAGTAAAGGTTAAAGAAAAAGAGCTGGATAAAGATAGCTTGGTAGCGATGATGGTTGCTAAAGCTGGGAACCCTGAACTTTATAACCCTACTGAATGGCGTAGGTTACAACAGGAAGAATCAAGCGCTCATGACCTTAAGGCTAAAATTGAAGAACTTGACGACTATAAACTAAGTAAGTATGAAACACCAAAAATTGAAGTTCCGGATGGGTTTGAATGATTGAATTAAATAAAATTTACAACGAAGAATGTTTATACGGTATGAAGAAAATTCCTGACGGTAGTATTGATATGATTTTGTGCGATTTGCCATACGGAACAACAGCGTGTAAGTGGGATACAATCATTCCTTTCAAACCATTGTGGGAACAATATGAGCGAGTAATTAAAGATAATGGAGCTATAGTTTTGACAGCTAGTCAGCCGTTCACAAGCGCTTTGATTATGAGTAACATAAATATGTATAGGTACAATTGGGTATATGAAAAAAACAAGGCTAGCAATTTTATGTTAGCTAAAAAACAACCGTTGAAAAATTTTGAGGACGTATGTGTTTTTTATAAGAAGCAACCAACTTACATCCCACAAATGGAATGGGTGGGCGTGAAAGATAAAAGAAAAAAAATAAATCAAAAAAAGAGATATAGTGAATTATATGGTTCTGAAATAACTTCGTACAGTCACAGCAAAGACAATGGTTGGAGATACCCAAAGGCGGTGAAACTTTTTAACAATGCAGATACAAGAAATGTAGTGCACCCAACCCAAAAACCGGTTCCCTTATTTGAATACCTAATCAGGACTTACACAAATAAAGGAGATACGGTATTAGATAACTGCATGGGTTCAGGTACAACAGCAATTGCATGCTTAAATACTGAACGAAATTTTATCGGCTTTGAATTAAACGAAGAGTATTATAATATGTCTTTAAAAAGAATATCTGAAAACGAATAGAAAGGTAATGAATGTATTATTTGAATAAAATGTTGGAATACAACAAAGAAAATGGCATTATTATTAATAAATACATTCGTAAGACTATTCAGAAGCAGATTCGTATTCATGGCAAGTATATTTATCGTTATGACCGTGTTACGCAAGCTATTGAATGGATACAAGACAACTTCTACTTGACTACTGGTAACCTGATGAAAATTGAACTATTACCGCCACAAGTTTGGTGGTACGAGTTAATGCTTGGTTATGATATGGTCGATGAAAAAGGCGTTCAAGTTAATTTAGTTAATGAAATTTTTCTTAATTTGGGCCGTGGTTCTGGTAAGTCAAGTTTAATGGCAACGCGCGTGCTTAACTGGATGATTTTAGGCGGACAATATGGCGGAGAGAGCTTAGTTATTGCATATGATAATACACAGGCTAGACACGTATTTGACCAAGTTCGGAATCAAACGGAAGCAAGCGATACATTGAGAGTGTACAATGAAAACAAGATTTTCAAAAGTACAAAACAAGGGCTAGAGTTTACTTCCTTTAAAACCACTTTCAAAAAACAAACAAATGATACTTTGAGAGCGCAAGGTGGTAACAGTTCACTTAATATATTTGATGAAGTCCATACCTATGGCGAAGATATAACAGAGTCAGTCAATAAAGGTTCACGGCAAAAACAAGATAACTGGCAAAGTATTTATATCACTTCTGGCGGACTTAAACGAGACGGTTTATATGATAAACTTGTTGAACGCTTCAAATCAGAAGAAGAATTTTACAATGATAGGTCATTTGGATTACTTTACATGCTAGAAAATCATGAGCAGGTCAAAGATAAAAAGAATTGGACTATGGCTTTACCTCTTATCGGTCATGTCCCTAAGTGGTCAGGAGTTATTGAGGAGTATGAACTTGCGCAAGGAGACCCAGTGTTACAGAATAAGTTCTTAGCGTTTAATATGGGCTTGCCTATGCAGGACACAGCTTACTACTTCACTCCACAAGATACTAAACTAACAGACTTTAATTTATCTGTATTTAATAAAAATAGAACTTATGTCGGAATTGACCTATCCTTAATTGGCGATTTAACCGCAGTATCGTTCGTTTGTGATTTAGAGGGGAAAACTTACAGCCACACACTTACTTTCTCTGTACGGTCGCAATATGAGCAACTGGACAGAGAACAACAAGAACTATGGACTGAATTTGTTGACAGAGGCGAATTAATCTTACTTGATACGGAATATATCAACGTCAATGACTTAATACCGTATATTAATGACTTTAGAAGTAAGACAGGGTGCAGACTTAGAAAAATTGGATATGACCCAGCACGATACGAAATTTTAAAAGGGCTGATTGAGCGTTACTTCTTTGATAAAGACGGAGATAACCAAAGAGCAATTCGACAAGGTTTCTCAATGAACGACTATATTAAGCTATTAAAATCTAAGTTAGTGGAAAATAAACTTATCCATAATCAAAAAGTTATGCAATGGGCTTTAAATAATACGGCTGTTAAAATCGGAAAAAGTGGTGATTATATGTATACTAAAAAACTTGAAAAAGATAAAATTGACCCTACTGTTGCTTTGACAATGGCTTTGGAAATGGCGGTGTCAGATGAAGTATAATGTTGACACAGTCCGAGAAAGTGGCTGGTACAATAAAAAAGAATGGTTAGCAGTCCGTGATTATGTAAGGCAACGTGATAAGATGACTTGCGTAAGATGTGGTGCATTTGGTGCTAAAAAATACGAGGTAGACCATATTATAGAACTAACTTGGGAAAACCTTGATGATTGGAAAATTGCGTTGAACCCTGATAACCTACAACTCCTTTGTAAGTCTTGCCATAACAAGAAAACAGGCGAGTATAAACGAGGGAAAGGCGTTAGTTTATGGTAGAAAGGGGAAAAATTGAACTTATTCGGAAAAGTAGTATCATTTTCACGTGGAAAGCTAAACAATGATACTCAAAGAGTTACAGCATGGCAAAATGAAGCAGTAGAATATACAAGTGCTTTTGTGACTAATATTCACAATAAAATCGCTAATGAAATAACAAAAGTAGAATTTAATCACGTTAAATACAAAAAATCTGATGTTGGATCTGATACTTTGATTAGTATGGCAGGGTCTGATTTAGATGAAGTCCTAAATTGGAGTTCTAAGGGCGAACACAATAGCATGGAGTTTTGGCAGAAAGTAATTAAAAAGTTGCTATGCACGCGCTATGTTGACCTGTACCCTATATTTGACAGTGAAACGGGCGATCTATTAGACTTACTGTTTGCTAATGATAAAAAAGAATATAAACCTGAAGAATTAGTAAGGCTTATCAGTCCTTTTTATATCAATGAAGACACAAGCATTTTAGATAATGCTCTGGCTAGCATTCAAGCTAAGCTGGAACAAGGTAAATTGCGTGGCTTGTTGAAAATTAATGCCTTTCTTGATATTGATAATACACAGGAGTATCGAGAAAAAGCTCTAGCAACAATAAAGAACATGCAAGAGGGTTCTAGTTATAACGGTTTGACTCCAGTTGATAACAAGACAGAAATTGTAGAACTTAAAAAAGATTATTCTGTTTTAAACAAAGATGAAATTGACCTTATTAAATCGGAACTTTTGACAGGTTACTTTATGAATGAAAATATTTTGCTTGGTACTGCTACGCAAGAACAACAAATTTATTTTTACAACTCTACTATTATTCCTTTACTGATTCAACTTGAAAAGGAACTGACTTATAAACTGATTTCAACAAACCGCAGACGAGTAATTAAGGATAATTTATATTATGAACGCATAATCGTAGATAACCAGCTATTCAAGTTTGCGACTTTGAAAGAATTAATTGACTTGTATCACGAAAACATTAATGGCCCTATTTTTACACAGAATCAACTTCTTGTTAAAATGGGCGAGCAACCAATTGAGGGCGGAGATGTTTACATAGCTAACCTTAACGCAGTTGCTGTTAAAAACCTAAGTGACTTACAAGGCAGTAGAAAGGACGTAACAAGCACAGATGAAACTAATAACCAATAGTGCTGAAATTAAAGTAACTGAAAATGAGGACGGTTCTAAGTCGTTCCAAGGCATTGGTTCAGAAGTTGGTGTAGAAAACCTTAATGGTATTATCTTGACACCTAACTGTATTGAGTTTGCTAGAGAACGATATCCATTGCTATATGAACATGGTGCTGGATCTAGTGAAGTAATTGGGGACGCAAAAGTCTATTATGATTTGGCTTCTAATAAATACCTGACTGACTTTACTCTTTATGACAATGCGCCAAACATTAACAAGGCTGTTGAAAATGGAGCGTTTGATTCACTATCAATTGCCTATTACATCACAGATTATACTTTTGATGATAATGACGCTCTAGTTGTAAATAAAGCACAATTTAAAGAGATTTCTCTTGTTTCAGTACCAGCAGACCCTAACGCAAAATTTATTCAAAATGCATTAGGCGAAGAACTCACAGAAGAACGCAACAAAATTATTGAAAGCCGAAACGCTTTGAAAGAAATTGAGGATATCAAAAAGAAATATGAATAAACCTGATTTAATCGAAAAACAAAATCGCTTGGCAGAACTTAAAGAAAATAACGTATCTTTAAAATCTCAAATTAGTGGTTTTGAAGTAAAAAACGCAATTGAAGACTTGCCAAAAGTACAAGAATTAGAAAAAACACTTTCAGAAAATTCAATTGAAATCATCAAAATTGAGAACGAACTTAACGCACAGGAAGAAAAACCAAAAGGAAAAGCTAAAATGACAAACTTTATTGAATCACAAAACGCGGTAACAGAATTTTTTGATGTATTGAAAAAGAACTCTGGAAAATCAGAAATTAAAAACGCTTGGAATGCAAAACTTGCTGAAAATGGTGTAACTATCACAGACAAAACTTTTGAGCTTCCACGTAAATTGGTTGAGTCAATCAACACAGCTTTGTTAAACACTAACCCAGTTTTCAAAGTATTCCATGTCACAAATGTCGGTGCTTTGCTCGTATCACGCTCATTTGATTCATCTAATGAAGCACAAGTCCACAAAGACGGACAAACAAAAACAGAGCAGGCTGCGACACTCACTATTGACACTCTTGAACCTGTAATGGTTTATAAATTGCAATCACTTGCTGAACGTGTTAAACGACTCCAAATGTCATATTCTGAACTTTACAACTTGATTGTAGCAGAACTTACACAAGCAATTGTAAACAAAATCGTTGACCTTGCTCTTGTTGAGGGAGACGGAACAAACGGTTTTAAATCAATTGACAAAGAAGAAGATGTCAAAAAAATCAAAAAGATTACTACAAAAGCTAAATCAGCTGGCAAAACTCCATTTGCTGACGCTATTGAAGAAGCTGTTGACTTTGTTCGTCCTACTGCTGGTCGTCGTTATTTGATTGTTAAAGCAGAAGACCGCAAAGCCTTGTTAGATGAGTTACGTCAAGCGACTGCTAACGCTCACGTTCGCATTAAAAATGATGATACTGAAATTGCTTCTGAAGTTGGAGTAGATGAAATTATTGTCTACACAGGTTCTAAAGCGCTCAAACCTACTGTATTGGTAGACCAAAAATATCACATTGACATGCAAGACCTTACTAAAGTTGACGCGTTTGAATGGAAAACTAATAGCAACATGATTTTGGTAGAAACACTAACAAGCGGTCATGTTGAAACTTACAACGCTGGTGCAGTAATTACAGTATCATAAGAATAAAATGGAGGAAGTAAATGATAGATTATATTAAGGTCTATTGTGGTATTCCGATTTTAGTAACAGCTTATGATAGTAAACTTATCCTATTCCGTTCAATAGCTATTAAATTGCTAGAAAAAAATGGTATTAAAGCTGACGAAACAAGTGTATTAGTGAAAGAGTTTATCTCTTGTTATTGTCGGCTTAATATTGTTGATGAACCAGCAGAGCAATGGCGAAATGCTGAAATGAAACGTTTAGCTTCTTTGCAAGAGTTAATGTATTATGGAGGTATTTGATGATATTTTCACAAGTTACATTGCAAGTTGAAACGACTGTTAAGAAGAAGAATGGCGCTGAAGATAATGTTATAAAGCCTATCGTTTTACCAGCAGTTAAACAGAGAATCAATCAGTCAAGACTTGATGAGTTTTCTATGATTGGACTAGGTAAAAACGTAAGATACGAGCTTAACGGAATCGGAGAAATGGAAGACTTGATTTTCAACTATTTCTTGGACGAAAAAGGCGTAACTTTCAAGCGTACAACATGGGAAAGAAACCCTAAGAATAACAAGATGATTTTAGAAGGGGTCGTAAGTAACGGACTATGAGCGAATTTGATTCTTATATAGATTGGTACAACAATTTACTTACAATGCCTTTAAATGACGTTATTTTAGGCGTTAAGGACACGATACAAGACAAGACGGTATATTTATCACTTAGTGATTCAAAGGTGCTTAAAATGGATAATACGAGCTTTGTCATGGGCTACTATTATCAAGTTGTTTTATCTGTTAAAGACGTTGACGATGAACTCGTTGGACTAGTCGGAAATGTTTTGCGAAACGGTTGGAATATGACGAACTGGTCAGAGAATAGCCATTTGTACAATTATACTGGTACTGTTTATTTGCCTTGTGGTTCAGGTGGTCAAGCATGGCAATGAATTTACTTAATACATCAAGCATAGCTAAAGAAATGCAAACTAAAGTAACAGAACGCATGGGCGATTGGTTTGAAGCAGAGTTTAAAGCGAAGGCTAATATCGCAAGTCGAAGAACTAGATTAATTAGAAGTCATGGTCATGCCTATACTTATGCCAGATATCAAAATACTGGACAATTGTCAAGTAACTTAAAGCAAGTTAAAAAAGGCGATAAAGTAGTCATTAATGCAGGAACTAGGGCTAGTTACACCAGCGGTTATCATGGTATGTATTTCTTAGTTGAAAAAAAGGGTATGCAAGACGTTAAAACAACATTGAAAAAAGGTGCTAATTATGCCAATTCAATGAAATTATAGAAAAGAGAAAAAATGAAATTAGATTATAATTCACGTGAGATTTTCTTTGGTAATGAAGCTCTAATCGTAGCTGATATGTCAAAGGGGAGTAACGGAAAACCAGAGTTCACTAACCATAAAATTGTAACTGGTTTAGTATCAGTTGGCGAAATGGAAGACCAAGCGGAAACTAATAGCTATCCGGCTGATGACGTGCCAGACCATGGAGTGAAAAAAGGTGCTACCTTACTTCAAGGAGAAATGGTATTTATTCAAACAGACCAAGCGCTTAAAGAAGACATTTTAGGTCAACAAAGAACAGCAAATGGCTTAGGTTGGTCTCCTACTGGTAATTGGAAAACGAAATGTGTTCAGTATCTTATTAAAGGGCGCAAGCGTGATAAAGTTACAGGAGAATTCATTGACGGTTACCGTGTAGTTGTTTATCCAAATTTGAGACCAACAGCAGAAGCTACAAAAGAATCAGAAACAGATTCAGTAGACGGCGTAGACCCTATTCAATGGACTTTGGCAGTTCAAGCAACCGAGTCAGATATTTATTTGAATGGCGATAAGAAAGTACCTGCTATTGAATATGAAATTTGGGGAGAACAAGCAAAAGACTTCGTTAAGAAAATGGAAAGTGGACTGTTCATCATGCAACCTGATACGGAACTTGCTGGCGAAGTTACATTAGTAGCTCCAACTCTTGCGAACGTTCAAACGAAAACTAAAGGGCATAATGACGGAACAATTGTCTTACCAGCTACTTTGAAAGATTCTAAAGGTCACGATGTAAAAGTAACAGCGGTAATTAAAGATGTAAAAGGAAATGTTGCGACAAATAACGAGCTTGCTCCTAACGTTTATATCGCTACATTCTCCGCAGAAGGTTATAAAGATGTTTCTACGGGTGTCGCCGTAACAGATAAACCCTAATGTGCCCGACGGGGCTAACCACGTAGCCTTTGCATATAGCAAAGATGGAAAAAATGGATTCACAACTATTTACCCTAACTTAAACTTGTTAAATGGAACTGATTTTAAGAATTACAAACCAAAAGTAGAAGAACATCTTAGTGCTACAGTAAAAACTGGGGGAGTGTTTAATAAACCTTACGTCAGCGCGTCATACAATAATCCAACTGTAAACAGTTATACAGACGTTCTTGAATGGGATTTTGATAAAGAACATTTTAAACCATCAACAACTTATACTTTTAGTTTTTATGTAAAAGGAAAGGGAACTATTAGAACTCATATTTACCCTTCTCTAATTGATACAAGTGTTGATATATTAGCTGATGGAAAAGCAACAAAACCTACTGCTGATGGTGCATATGATTGGGAGCTTACTAATGAATGGATTAGACATACATATACGTTTACCACTAAAAGTAGTATAACTGAAGGACAACATGTACTATTTAGACTATTCACAGGAAATAGTGCTGATATATGTTTACCTAAAATTGAAGAAGGCTCAACCGCTACTCCTTGGACGCCTTCATTTAGTGAAGTAACAGTCGAAGATTATCCAAGTTATATTGGAACATATACTGATAATAACTCTAACACACAAAGTACAGACCCAGAAAAATATACTTGGAAAAAAATAGAATAAGTAAAGGAACATATATAAAATGGCAAAACAATTGAGTACAGCACGTAAATTTAAAATGATTACAGGTAAAGACCTTTTTCAGCAACAAAAAGCAATGGATACAGAACTTAAAAAAGAAGACGGAGAAATCACTGATGTAATGGAATTCGTTCAATATGGTTTATACTTAGCTCTTTTTCAAGATAATATTGTAAAAGCTAAAAGCGACTTTTCAGACTTCCGTTCTAGCTTTGAGTTCGATACTGACGGTAAAGGACTTAAAGAACTGGTCGAACTGTGGCAGAAAGAAATTTAATGAGCTGAAAGGACTGTAAATGATTTTAAAACATGCAATTAGATACTTAGAACTTACTGGTTCAGACTTTATTACAGATTTAAAAGACTTTGCAGACCTACAAAATTCTTTTGTCGCTGGATATATTCCTGATGACTTTACAGAGCAAATGGAGAGCTTTACAGACAAGTTGTTGATACTTTGGGTAGATTGTAACGGAGGACTGCAAAACGCATTAGACGACAAAACAGAGCTTCCTACAACTAATGAGTTAATCAACATCTTCTGTAAAACTGTTTTTATTCAAGAAAAAGAGGAAACGGAAGACGATATGGTCTTCTTTTCTTCTAGTTCATTGATTAAGAAAAAGAAAGATACTGTAAAGGAAAATAAAACTTTAGAACTTTTGACTGTTTTAGGCAATAACGAAATTGATATAACACAGTTCATGGAAATGGAATTAGAACTTGTTTATAAAATAATTGAACTTATTGCAGAGAAAAAGAAAGAGGAAAAAGAAAAAGAGAAAAGGCGTAAAAGAAAGGGTATGTAATGGCAAGTAATGCAACATTTGAGGTCGAGATATACGGTAATACCACTAAATTCGAGAACTCACTTAAAGGCGTTAATACCGCAATGTCAGGACTTAGGGGCGAAGCTAAAAACTTACGTGAAGCTCTAAAACTTGACCCCACAAATACCGGGAAAATGGCGCAATTGCAGAAGAACTTACAAACGCAGTTGGGCTTATCACGTGACAAAGCAACAAAATTAAAAGAAGAACTTTCTAATGTTGACAAAGGTACGTCATCAGGTCAAAAGAAATGGTTACAACTTACTAGAGATTTAGGAACAGCCGAAACACAAGCTAACAGGCTAGAGGGCGAAATAAAGCAAGTCGAGGGTGCTATTAAATCAGGCTCTTGGGACATTGACGCTAAAATGGATACCAAGGGCGTTAATAGCGGAATTGACGGCATGAAGTCACGCTTTAGCGGTCTTAGAGAAATTGCGGTTGGTGCATTCAGGCAAATCGGTGCAAGTGCTGTTAGTGCTGTCGGTAATGGCTTAAAAGGTTGGGTATCTGACGCAATGGATACTCAAAAAGCCATGATTTCATTGCAAAATACAATGAAGTTCAAAGGTAATGGGCAAGATTTTGATTATGTAAGCAAATCTATGCAAACACTTGCTAAAGATACAAATGCAAACACTGAAGACACTTTAAAACTTTCGACAACGTTCATTGGTTTAGGCGATACTGCTAAGTCAGCTGTTGGCAAAACAGAAGCACTAGTAAAGGCTAACCAAGCATTTGGTGGTACTGGAAAAAACCTTAAAGGTGTCGTTCAGGCTTATGGTCAGATGTCAGCAGCTGGAAAAGTTACTGCTGAAAATATTAATCAGCTAACAGATAATAACACAGCTCTTGGTTCAGCTCTTAAATCAACCGTTATGGAAATGAACCCAGCTTTGAAACAATATGGTTCTTTCGCAGGTGCTAGTGAAGCAGGTGCAGTATCTGTTGGAATGCTAGATGAAGCTATGCAAAAGCTCGGTAAAGCAGGTGGTGGCGGAGTAACAACTATAAGCGACGCTTGGGATAGTTTTAATGAAACCCTGTCGCTTGCTTTGCTTCCTACGCTTGACGCTTTAACTCCTGTTATAAGTGCTTTGATTGATAAAATGGCAGGCTGGGGCGAAAGTGCTGGTAAAACTATAACAAATGTTATTAAGTATTTTCAAGACTTGTTTCAAAAACTGCAAGAAAATGCAGCAACTTTAGCATTTTTAGAGGCTTGGGATAACATAAAAAGTGCATTTGATTCCATAGTTTCTATTATAGGGAACGTCATAAATTCATTTCTTGGAATAAATACAGAAACAACGAAAAATGCAACAAGCATAGATAACGTAGCAAAGAGCATAGCAGTATTTGCTGGTAAATTTTCGGAAATAACAAAAAAAATAGCTGATTTTTTGAAAAAAATTAGTGAAAGTAAAACTGCTATGTCAGTCTTAAAAGGAACTTTAGTGGTTCTTGCTAGTGCATTTGCAGCTTTCAAGGTAGCTAAAGGTATATTAGGAGTAATAAATGCTTTTAAAACTATTGGAACAGTTGCGAAATTGGCTATGGTTCCAGTAAAAGCCTTGTTTGGTTTAATTATTGCTAATCCATTTGTTGCTATAGCTGTGGCAATTGCCGCGGTCGTTGCTGGCTTGATTTATTTCTTCACTCAAACTAAAACAGGTAAAAAGATATGGGCGGACTTTGTAGACTTCTTAAAGAGCGCATGGGATAGCGTGGTTTCATTCTTTAGCGGTATTGGTCAATGGTTCGCTGATATATGGAATGGAGCAGTTGACGGCGCAAAAGGTATTTGGCAAGGCTTAGTTGATTGGTTCAGCGGAATTGTACAAGGTATTCAAAATATTTGGAACGGAATAACAACATTCTTTACTACCTTATGGACAACTGTTGTTACTGGAATTCAAACAGCATGGGCTGGAGTTACAGGGTTCTTCACAGGGCTATGGAATGGAATAGTGAATATAGTTACAACTGTATTTACAACTATTGCTTCTTTAGTAACAAATGCTTATAATTGGTTCGTCACAACTTTCCAACCTTTAATTAGTTTTTATCAATCTATATTTAATCTAATCGGTTCAATAATCAACTTAGCTTTTCAACTTATCTTGGCTATTATTCGTGGTGCTTATCAATTAGTTATTGGAGCATGGCAAGGTATATCAGGTTTCTTTGGTGGAATATTTAACGCTGTTAGGTCAGTAGTTTCAACGGTATTTAGTGCTATTGGTGGCTTTGCTGTTTCAACTTGGAACGTAGTTAGGTCAGTATGGAGTGCTATTTCTGGTTTCTTTAGTAGCATATTTAATGTTGTAAGGGGAGTTGTGTCTAGTGCTTTCAGCGCAATCGGAAGTTTTGCTTCTAGTGCTTGGGGAGTAGTTCGCTCAATATGGAGTGCAGTAGCTGGTTTCTTTAGTGGCATATTCAACGCTGTTCGTGGTGTAGTTAGTGGAGTATTCAGTTCTCTTGGTGGCTTTGCTTCTAGCGCTTGGTCAAGGATTTCAGGTGTATTTAGCGGCGTTGGGGACTTCTTTAGTGGTGCATTCAATGGTGCTAAAAGTACAGTTAGTGGAGTATTTGACGCTTTCGGTGGATTTGCTTCTAATGCTTACAACGCAATAACAGGAGCATTTAACGGTATTGGAGAGTTCTTTAGTGGAATATTTGGAGGAATCAAGAATACAATAGACAATGCTCTTGGTGGTGTAACAAGTACGATTAACAATATATCAGGGGCTATTAATGGTATCGCTGGTAAACTAGGCGGACTGTTCAAAGGTTCAATGGTAGTAGGTTTAACAGATGTCAATCTATCTTCTAGCGGTTACGGTTTAAGCACTAACAGCGTATCAAGCGATAATAGAACTTATAACACATTCAATGTACAAGGTGGTGCTGGTCAAGATGTTTCTAACTTAGCACGAGCAATCAGACGAGAATTTGACCTAGGGAGGGCTTAATGGTAAGACAGTACAAAATACATACCAACTTAGACGGAACAGATGATAAAGTTTGGGACGTCACAAATGGAAAAGTTAGATTTTACCAGCCCTCTAATTTAGGGTTGCAATCAACTAATAATATTTGGCAAAGTAACGGTGTCGGAGTAATGGGAACTCGTTCAATTACTCAACCACAAATAGAGTTTAAATTGGAAACATTTGGCGAAAGCTTGGAAGAAAATTATCGATTAATGAAAGACTTCATCAATGATATTCTTAACAAAAAATTCGTTACACTTGAATATCAAACAGAAATTTTTCAGGTATATGCTGACTTAGCTTTAGCAGAGGTCACTAAAACAGAGGGCTATGGCAAAAATGGAGCTTTCAGCGAAAAGATAACGTTCGACATAATTACAAAGTGGTACACTTACGAAAATTTAACTTTTGACAAAATTCAAAATGGTAAAGTTCTTTCTGGTAAGTCTAAAATTTATGGAGGAACAGCACCAGTAAATTATAAATATATCAAAGGGACTTCTTACACTTATTATGGCGAAACAAATATAGAACGTTTGGGGCGTTGGGATATAAAAGATGAAATATTTAGTTTTGTAGGCGTACTATATCCACATCTACCTAAAACACCTGCTGGAATTAGGTTTTTAGATGATATTGGAAATGAATATACTGCAATTGTATTTAAGACGGAACAGGTACAGAATTATATTTTAATCAATACAGATGTAAATGATGAAATTTATCAAGGCTGGAACGGAACGACTTCATTAAATTTGTTCCCTGTAATGGACTTTGAACGATACAGAACACGTATAATCGAACACGGTCAAATGGAGTTAATCAATTTAACTAAGGCAGAGTTTAAAGTTAAGAGAAAGGCGGACTTCGTTTAATGTTAGAAGCTAATGTTTATGATAACTTTAACCCTAATTATTATAATATATCTGATTTTACTCTTCCTAATGGTAAAAAAGACAAAAGAGGTCTACCAATACCAAAGGCAAGATGTCAAGTCATTAACTATGAACTGTGGGAAACAGGTTATCTTTACACTTCATCAGCTACTTTGACCGTTTCGGTAGAAGTTGGCGATATTGTTCAAATTCTCTTTCCTGAAGTTGTTCCAATTGAGGAAGCTCTAGGTAAAAAGAAAAAGCTGAATTTAGATATGGTTTACCTTGTGACAGATGTAGATGAAAGTAATAAAGCTACGTTAAAGAACTATTTTTGGGCAATGATTGAAAGCCTAGATGTTCCGAACGCAATAACTAAAACGACAAACTCCGCTATCATTGACTATTTGATTGACCCTAATAAGAATGAGTTAATGAGCTATGGTTATTTCTTCAATTCAAGTATCTTTGCTGGAAAGGCTACAATTAACCGTAAAGCGGAAACTTCAGGAGCTACTGATGTTGCTAAAAGAATATTTTCCAAGGTTCAATTTCAACCAACCACGACTATTCAACATGCTTCGTCTGAAACAGATCCTAGAAACTTGTTATTTATTAACTTTGCCTCAAGAAACTGGAATAGAAATAGAATCACGACAAGAGTAGATATTAAGCAAAGTGTGACAATGGACACGGAAACAATAGTAGAACGTTCAGCTTATAATTTTGCTGTTGTATTCGTTAAAAATAAGGCAACAGATGACTATACAGACCCTCCTAAAGTGTATACAACTAAAAATAATGGAGATGTCATAGATTATAGCACTTATGGCGGTGACGGGACAGACTTGCCAGAAGTAAGAACGGTTAAAACATTATTTTATGATAGAGATGACCACGGAAACCCTCCAGATATATCTACCATTAAAGCTGAAATTTCTCCTTCTACAATCGTCACAAGATTAATCTTTAACCAAAACGAACTCTTACCTTTGTATGTTAATGACTTGGTTGATATTTGGTACGAAGGAAAACTATATTCAGGATATATAGCAGACAGAGTTAAAACAGAGTTCAATGATAGACTTATCTTTGTAGAAAGTGGAGATAAACCAAATGTTATATGAGTATGTAGCTACTTACGGAGACAAATATAGAATAGATAGCTTCACAGGGTACAGAGAGCTACGTAAAGACCACTTAGAGTTATTGAATGGTAAAGTGTACTATAATAGTGAAAACTCTCTTAGAATCGAAACTACGCTCTTGTACGAAGTCGGCCAATTTGTATCAATTGGTGGTTATCCTTATGGCGGTAGAAAATTTAGATTGTTGGAGCTATCAATTACTGATAACCCAGTTTTAGATAAAGCAAAGATAATTTCAAGAAAGGTTAAAAATGACAATTAAAAATTTCACGTTTTTTAGTCAAAATGGTACAGAGTTCCCAGTCGGTTCTAATAATGACGGAAAACTATACATGATGTTGACAGGAATGGACTACGGAACGATTAGACGCAAAGACTGGACAAGTCCGTTAAATACAGCTCTTAACATTCAATATGTTAACACATCAATCGTTGCAGGCGGGAGGTATTTTGAACTATTAAACGAAACAGTAGCTTTAAAAGGGGATTCAGTTAATTACATTCATGCAAATATTGACTTAACTCAAACTGCTAATCCTGTCAGTTTATCAGCCGAAACCGCAAATAATAGCAACCGTGTTGATATAAACAATGGTTCTGGCGTTTTGAAAGTTTGTTTTGATGTTGTTGTAACTTCAGGAACTGGAGTAACAAGCACTAAACCAATTGTTCAGACCAGTAATTTGGATAGTATTTTTGCAAATAATATATCACTTAAAGGTCCAATCTATGTTCCAACTGAAATGTTGACAGTTCAAACCGCTCCTGGTTTGCAATTGCAACTTACTAAAAAGAACGATGATTTAGTAATTGTTAGATTCCTTGGTAGTGTGGCAAATATAAAAAAAGGACAAACGATGTCTAGAACGTGGGTAGATAAACCGTTTCGCCCATCTGTTGCTCAAAGTCTTATTGGTCATCTTGTTGGAAAAGATAGCATTTTCCATATTGACATAAACCCAGATGGTAGTATTACTTGGTGGGGGGAAGATATTGGTAGTAACCCTTTGTCGTCACGTGGTAACGCAAGCTACTTTATTAAATAACAAAATAGAAAGCAAAACAAAATGGTAACTAGAATGATTTTAATAACTATCTTAATTTTGGCGATTCTTTTCGCTACGTGGATCAAAGATAGAGAAGCGATGAACCCACCTTTCAAACGTAGACTTGTAATTGATTTAACGGTTGTCTTCGCGCTATGGATTTTATATGCAGTATTTTACTTTACACAAACACCCTCAACTTCTGATATCGCAAAAACTGTGATTAATGTAGCTTTGTTATACTTCGTAGGACAATTTATTTATTTAATCGCAAAAATCAGTCCTATGTTTGACGGTTTGGTTAAACTTATCAAAAAGAATGGTGTAAATATTCCTGAAGCGGAAGAAGAACAAACAGAGGATAAAAAAGAATGAATATAACTAACGCTGGTGTACGTGGTTATAATCCTACTGGGGTTGTGATTCACAATGATGCAGGCTCAAATGGTGCTAACACTAATTTTTATAATGGTTGGTTACCTACGCATAACCCAGAAGAGGGCTTTGCTCATGTTTACATTGCTTCTGACGGACGATTGCAGGCTTCCGACTTCTCTAATATGGCATACCATTGTGCTAACTCATACGGTAATGCAAACTACGCAAGTTGGGAAGTGTGCCAATCAGAGGGCGATTTAAATCAGTTCTTGAGGAATGAACAAGCGGTACTAGATGACGTTGCTAAGTACATGAAACAATGGGGACTAACTCCTAATCATGATACCGTGAAGTTACATCAAGAACTATCAAGCACAAGTTGCCCTAGACGTTCCGTAGAAGCTCACGGTGGCACGGTAGAGAGTTGTCGCTCATACTTTATCGCAGAACTAAATAAGCGCCTTACAGGGCAAACTGTAAGCACAGATAACAATAACACAACAGAAAGCGGAGAAATTGAAATGTTTCTAATTAATTGTAAAGACACTAAAAATTGGTATGTATGCAATGGAGTATCAGCACGACATATTAAAACAACTCGTATGCTTGGCGGTTTCCAAGGTAAATTTGGAGCGATTAAGTTACCAGAAACAGTTATGTATCAAAAGGAATTTGAAGCAGAATATGGAAAAGTAAACTAAAAAAAATAATATAAAAAAAGACAGCTTTATAGCTGTTTTTCTTTTGTAAATGAAGATATCCTACTTTCTATGGTTCAATTGCTTACCTGATTAATTGCTTCAATAATGTTATTGCCAGCATTTATTAGAATTTCATCACTTACAATTACATTCTTTCTTGAAAATAGTTCGTTCTCAATCTTCATAAAGTGCATTGCTTTAGCTAAAAATTGAGCTGATGATTCATAGTATAATGTTTCTAGTTCATCATCTGAAAGCTGTGTCAAATCATCATTGGCAAAAGTTGTAAGTTTTCGCTTAATCTCTTTGCCATTGTTGTCTTCTTCTACATAAAAACGTTTCATCTATTCATTCCTTTAATTTCAAACTTTTCAATAATATACCGTTTAGAACCTAACTCAAAACTGATTAGATAATTATTGAAAGGATCTTTTTTGTTCAGGTTATTAGCAATCTTTCTAGCTGTTGATCGTGGATATTTTGAACTATTAATTTCACTTGTATACTTGTGTAATATTATCTCATTGCCTCCCTTTGCATTTTGCGTTTCAACCGTTGCTTATATAGATATTCTTTACTTGGCTTTAAGCTATATAATAACTCATCTAGCAAGTCCATAGCTTCTCCGCCTGTTCCTGAATTATTCATCTTTTTAAGTGTAAGCTCGTGCATTTCATCATCATCGAAAAACATAGTAAGATAAGGAAACGCTACGGCATTCGGTAAACTCAAACGTGATCTAGTTGTATGTAGTTTAGCCCACTTACCTGTTTCAGCTTTAATTTTTAACTCAAGCTGGTTCATTCTGATACCTTGCTCTTTTAGTGCTTCAGTAATTCTGTTGTATAATTCTTCGTTTGTCATTATGCTATAAACTCCGTTATTTCAGTTATTTTTCTAATTTCAGCTTTATGCCCTGTTAAGTCTTCTTTTGCTTCTTTAATTTTACGTGCTTCGTTTAAGCTATAAACTTTAGTTTCTTTTTCTTTCCAAAATTGTATAGTTCCAGTGTCCTTCAATTCGTACCATGTGACTATATAATAAGTCCATTCATTTTCCATTATCCAATTACTCCTGTCTTTATGTTTAGTCTTTGCTGGCTTGATAAGTGATATAAATTGCACCACTTACAGTAATAAGATCTAACTGGTATCTTGCCAGCTTTCTTTTTATTATGCTGGGCATTCACTATTGAATATAAAGCGCCCATTTTTGTGTATTTACGCTTCTTACACATATTATTCACTAGCTTTCTTAATCATTGCTTGCTTATAAGCTATATTAGTTCCTTCAAGCATATCACTTTGGATTTCTCCTTGTTTAATAAACCCTTTTTGTTCTAATTGAATTACTTGTTTTGTTAATCCTTTTAATGTAAATGCTGTTGCTACTTTAATTTTATCCTTAGGTTTTCTGTTAAATAATTTCATTTATTTTTTCACCAAAACTTTCTATTTTCGTGTCTTCGTAATTAATTATCAAAAACACTCCATTCATTTATCGTAAATAATTCAAAGCCGTTCAGTTTGCTTTGTCTTTCATTTGTTCTTCTGTGAAAATTGTATTGATTCCATATTCTTCTACGATTTGTTGTTTTAAAGTTGTTAATACTATCATTGTTTTTCTCTCTTTCTTAACTCTATGTATTTATTATATAAAAAAAAGTTCATACTGTCAAGCATAAACCATTTTTAATTATTTTACACCTTCCCAGTGTTCAAAATCTTCAGCAAGTTCTTGTATAAATACCATAATATCGTCAGCGGTGTACTCTGTAAGCTCATTATCATTACTTAAGTTAGCAAGTTCTCCTGCATAGTCTAAAGCCTTGTTACGGTCTTTGTCGTAGCTTTCACCCTCTTTCTTGCCAGCTCTTACTAGATACTTCAATACCTGCATTGTATTCCAGCCCACAAGCTCTTCGTAGTTAAAATTATGTTTCAAGTATTCGTTAAGTTCTACACCGTATTCGTTGGCATAATGCCGATTTTCTTTTAAGTTCATTAGATAATTCCTCCAATCCATGTAATAAGCAACGTTGCGATTATACCTATCCAAGTGATAGCGATAAGTGTAAAGCCGACACCTGCAACTATCATTAAAGTTTTTACTGTATCTTTCATTTTGTTCTCCTTAATTTGATTGTCTGTATTTTTCCATAACTTTTGGGAATTTACTAATAAATTGTAATTGTTCTTGATGTAAACGACTTGACCAATGTAATAGTCTATCCATTTCAGCTAAAGCACTCAACTTTTCATACATCTCTTTAATGTAAAACTCTGCGTTTCCTACTGACTTCCAATAAGCTGACGTGTTCACTGTGTTGCTAGTTTTAGCAAGTTTACTTGCGATTCTGTCAACTTTTTCTTTTTTCTTCATCAGGCTATCAATCTCTTTAAATATAATCTTTAATAATTTCACTTGATAGTTTTGCACTATTTCTTCGGTTGTCATCTCTGCACCTCTTTCATAATTACATTCTATCAAATTACTTTTACTTTGTCAAATATTAACTGTTTTTAACCATAAATAATTTCTCACATTTACCATTTCTTGTTCCACCTTCCATAGTACTACGTGCTTTATCAAAAGAATATACAACTTCAAAGCGTTCATCTGAAATTGAATAACTTGAAATTATCACGATATTGGTTTTAGCTATTTCAAATGCCCAGTCGTAAAACTCTTGACTATCAAATGAATTGATATAACTATCTTGTGAAGTACCCTCATAAGGTGGATCAAGATATAATATAGCTCCAGAGACTTCACTAAAATCATGATAACTTTTATTCGTTGCTTTTATTTTATTTACTTTTTGAAGTCTGTCAACTTGTTGAAGGTGTTGAAGTTGTTCTAAAGTTTTATTCTTTTCTGGCTTAGCGTTAAACCAATTCCAATCCAGTCCAGAAGTAACTTTCTTATATGTTTCTGTCTGTTTATAACCGCTAAAAACGTCATGCTTTTCAATGATTTCTTTAGCAAGATTATATTTCAAATCTGAAATTTCTTTAGAATATAAATAATTTCTCTTTTTATTACCGAAAGAGTTAATCAGCAATTTCAAAAAGTCATCTGTTGTCTTGTTTTCTTTCGCTTTAATCTCTAAAAACTCCGTACGTGAAATAATAAGGGTTTTAATCCACTCACGGTCTTGTGATATAACTCGTTCAAATGCGTTGGTTATATTCTTGTCTAAGTCATTATAATGCACCTCTAATCCATTTAAAATACATTCGGCTGTAATTGCTCCGCCACCTCCGAAGATGTCGTATATCGGCTTGTCTGTTCCAAAGTTCTGTTTGATAATTTCAACTATTTTCTTGCTTATCTTTTTCTTGCTTCCTTGGTATGGTAACCCAATAGGTTTGCCTTTTCTGATTTTCTTCTCGTCTAAACTAAGCATTATTCCTTGTCTTTCTAATTTGGTAAAATTTATTCCAGTTTTCTATAAGTTCTAGCAACTTAGGTTCATCATATTCAGTAAATAGTTCAATCTGTGATGTATACCAGCAGTGTAGACAGCGATCGCAACTATAACAGATGTTCACGTATCCTCTGCAATCTTTGCAAACTCCTGAACCATTACTTGTCGGGATATCGAAGCAATGGCAATATCTTTTGTCATTAAAGTATTTTCTTTTCATAGTTACCTTTCTAGTTTATTTTATATACTATTATATCAAAAAAACTCTAAGCTGTAAAGCCTAAAGTCTTATATGATATTAGTTTTCTTTCAATTTATTCTTGAACCAAATGATTCGTTCTTTGAACCAAGCGTCAACTCCTTCAGGACGTAGCCATTTACCTTGCTTTACTCCGTTCTTTTCCATGAACTCAATCACTTTATCAGGAGTTTCTAGGTCGTCCCACATAGTATATTGTTTTGCTGAATTGTATTTACTAAACATTTCAAGCGTTTCGATGTAGCTATCTTTTAGAAGCTCCATGTCAAGCAATTTTTGGGCCTTCTCAGCACGTTTAGCGAGTCGTCCGTTAGCTTGTTCCAGTTGCTCCTTTTGTCGTTGTAAGCTCAAGTTATGATTGATATAAGCAATTTGCTGTGCATGTCGTCCAAGTTTACCTTGCGTATTAAGCTCAATCAGTTTAGCTAAACCCTCGCCAAGAATTTCATCAGCTACAAGATTATACTTGTATTTTTTATTTGTGTTGCGTACGTAGTTGTCAAGCGTTTGTTTGATTTTAAGTTTTTTGTGTAGCTCTCTTAATGTTGTCAATTTAATACTCCTTCATATATTTTACCAAACTTCAAAGCATTAATTTTCACTAACTGTTTCAAGTCTGATATGAATTGCTGTTCTCCGTCAAAGTCAAATGGCATTGCCACGTTTTCCTTGATCCAAGTGAAAGCTCCGTCAAAGTCTTGTTTAAGCAAGCTCATCTTATCCACGATGTCGATGATTTGCTCTTTCTCTTCTGCTGTGTACATATAACCAACTTTCCACTAGAAAGGTAAATCTTCCGTGTTAACTTCAATCGGTTCAGAACCACCAAATAAGTCCTGTTTAGCTTGTGATTGACTACTATTATCATTAGAGATAAACACTTTTTCAACTGTGGGGAAAACAAAGTTGTAATTTACGTATTCGCCTGATTCCTTAGCTTGTACACGACCGCTTACTGTTACGATGTCGCCTAATTGAATGAAGTCAGGCAAGAACGCTGAACCGTACGCGACTTTTACGCTAGATCCTTTTTCTTTTTCAAATAAAGGAACTGAAATAATTTTCTTGTCGCCTTTTGCTGTGTTTACTGTACGTGTATTTTTTTCGTTTACTTGTGCTGTAACTGTGATAATTGCCATTTAATTATTCTCCTTTTTCTGCTTCTTGCTGTGCTAACCAAATCGTCATGATATCGGTAATTTCTTTTTTAGTCTTATTTTTCAAGCTGTCAATATTTTGGTATCCTAGTTGTTCAGCTCGTTTGATAAGTGGTTGAATCTCTCTAAGTCGTTGTTTTTCTGCTTCCAGTTCTTTTTGTTCTTCTGTCAAGTCAGGTAGGTCTTCATTTGCGTAGATGTATAGCCCTAAACCATGACGAGCGATTGCCTTAACTAGTCCGCGCTGAATAGCTTTATTTACGTCCATGGAAGTCAGTTTTTCAACTGGGATAGATTGGTTTCGATAGTCCATTACGGGCAAATACTCAATATGCTCTAAGCCCTCAATAGTCATACCAACCTTAACCCAAGCTGTGCGACCGTCTGTGTGGTAGTTTAACCCTTGTTCGTTTTCATAAACTTTACTGTTAGCTTCAGGATAAACTTTTTTTACCTCAGACCATGCAAATGCCCAAGATAGATAGTCAAGATTATTCTTTTTACTCTTTTTATCATTAACATTAATGATGCTTAATGTTTCAAATACGCTCATTTTCTCCTCCATTTATATCCGCCTGCACTTTTTGTTCTTCCATTGCAACAACTGCTTATATTTCCGTTTGGAATTCCTGTTTCTCGTTCTGCTTGTTTCATTGATTCAAATTCATTTAATACATTGTCGTTTAAGTCTAATTGAATAACTTTTTGGGAGAGTTTTTCGGCAACCCTTTTTGTTCTAGTGCCATGTATGTTATTTTCTTTTACAGTACACCATTCAAGATTACTTAAATCATTATTTGTCTTATTTTCGTCAATATGATTAACTTGAGTTTTTTCTCCAGGGTTGTCTATAAAAGCAGTTGCTATAATTCTGTGTAAATATAGATGCTTCTGTTTATGTTTATTATTTTCGTATAATAAATGCATTAAATATCCATTTTTAGTAAGAAAAGGTTTAAGCACTCTACCGCTTTTTATATTTCTAACTTTACCTAGATTAGACACTTCATATTTTTCAAAACCCTCAATTTCAACAAAAGTTTCAACTTCGCTCATTTTCTCCTCTTTCCACAATGAATACATCGCCTTGCCTTGTAATTTCAATATTATACTTAAGCATTGGTAAAATATATCCGTCTTCCCAATAGTTCCACAAGTCATTTATTAAGCCATACAGGCACTCGTTAGGCTCTGCCCTATACTTTGTTTCGTTCATTTCTTCGAGCTCTTTAGATAGTTTTCTGACGCCTCTGGCATAATGTTTACTAGCTTTTTCTTCTGCTTTTAAACTTTTGTAGTTGCTTTTCATAAATGAACTTTCTAATATCGTCTTTTTGTTGCTTTTCCTCTTTATCAGACCAGCCAACTTTTTGACCTTTTCGCTTGCCACTTTGGTAAACTCGTCTGTTATCATCAGGGAAGCCTTTTTTCTCGAAGTACATTCTAGCATATTCAAAATAATTTAAGCTATTGATATACTGCTGACTGTCTTTTTTGTGATAATTAAGAGTTATCAAACGCCTTTCAGCTAGTGATTCAAAAGATGTTATCATACTTCTTCTTTATAGAAACCTAAGTTTTCTAAAATAAAATATTCCTCGGTATTTTTATCAACTGTTTCAGCTTCTTTATAATTAGCTGTTAATTGTACATTTTTTCCTGCATAATATAATCTTGAAAGATTAGTAATGTCAGAAAATGTGTGAAATTTAAATTTAGGAACAATTACTTCATAACCGCTAATCATAGCGTTTAGCATTTTTAGTTTTTCATCAACTTTAAATGGTTTTTCTTCTGTTTTTTTATAAACTTTTTCATTACCGTCTAAAAGCGGATAGTCCCAACCCCAGCGAGAGATATAATAAATCGCTTTATCAATTTTTTTGAACGTTTCAAGATAATCAGCTTGTTCTTGCGTTAATTTAACTACCATTTAGTTCTCCTTTATTTCTATATATACTATTATATCAAAATTATTTATCATTGTCTATTATTAGATGATATTTTTTTATTTATTTCTACTTTTAATTGCAATGCTCTAATCAATGCACGTTTAGAATAATCATTTTCGCAAGCTGTATGCAATTTTTTTGACTGTCTAACTAGAAAATCAGCACGACCAAGCCATACTTTGAAGAGCTCGTCATTATGCCATTCTGCTTTTACCATTTCATCTAATGCACGATATAACCAGCCATACACTTCAGCGTGTAAAATAATAGCTTTGTTCTTGTAGTCGTTCATTGAGTTCATTTTTTGCTCTCTCTATTAATTCAAAGTCATCACTGTATAAAACAGGTTTTGAATATTGTTCATTCATGTTAAAGCTTGAATAATAGTCATAGAAGTATTCATTTACTTTTTCATGGTAATAAACAACGTATTTTTTATCACTCATTTTCTATTACTTTACCTTGTCCTTTTGCTAAGTCTAAGAAAGCCTGTGCTGATTCTTTCGTTGTTTCGATTGGAGTTTGTCTTTTGACTTCTTCCACTAGTTCGCTATCAGGTTCTTTTTTATCTTGTTCGATTGATGTAAAAGCTGAACCAACATATCCCCAAAGAATTTCATTATTGAAAGCAAAGTTTCGAGCAAATACTTTCATAACAGAATATCTGTTTTTAGTCTTACTATTAATTTTAGGCGACATAGTAAAGGCAATCTCATACCATGCTGGGATAGTCGTAGCTCCTAATATATGGCTCGGAATGATACGGAAGTCACGTTCTGTTAAAGATTGCTCACCAGCTTGTTTTCTAGCATGTGCCACAATCATAAAGGTCACATACTTATCGTGCTTAATATCTAAAGTATTTCTAAGGCTAGTGATTCCTCTTAGGACTTCTGCCATTGGTTGGTTTGCGTTGATTATCTCATTGTCCTCTAACAAGTCTTTGAGAGGGTCTAAGATAACAAGTCCAATGTCTTTTTCTAGTATGAAGTTATATAGCTCTCTAAGCCCTACATTGTGCTTTTTCCCTTGGCTGTCATATTTCCATGTATCAAGTTTGAAAGCTCCACCATGTAAGAAATATAAGTTATCAGGACTATCTCTTCTTGAACCTTTCAAGCGTTGATGTTCTGTCAGTCTACTATTTTCATTCTGGATAAATAACACGTTAGTTTTAGTTGTTTCTCTTCCAGCAAACGGTTCTCCTAGTGCCATTGCCTGCGCTAAGTCTTGAGCTAGTGATGACTTCATACTCTTCTCACTACCTGTTATAAGACCAAGTGAACCTTTAGGCAAAATATCTTGTACATTCCAAAGCAAACCTCCTGCGAAGTCGTCTGATTCTTTAAGCTCCTTAGCTGTGCTTACTTTATCAAATAGGCTAGTCATTTATTTCTCCTTTAGTATATAATAGCAAAAAAGACTTGAAAAGTCAAGCCTTAAATATCATATAATTTTAGTTATAAACCATTATCTTCGTTATTAAATATTTTCCTAAATTCTTCAGCTATTTTTCTAGCTTTTCTTAAACTTTTAACCTCTCCAAAACTAACGAAAGTTATTTTTCTTTCAGAGTCATATAATCACTAACTCTTTTCCCGTGTTCTTCTTTATAAAATCTATGCCATGATTTTTCCTCTTTATATAGAGTTTCATAAAAGTTTTTGCTTTTCTCTTCTCTTAATGCTAGATCTTTCCAATAATCAACATCTCTCGTTAATTTTGCATATTCTCCGTGCTACTTTTTTAGATAGCCCTTAGCCCTTATCGTGTCGTATAATCCCAGCAAGTTAAAAGAAAAGACTACTTAATTTCAAAACTTTTCTATAAATAACTCTGTCAGACTTCTACGCGTCACGGAGTGTTTCTGTTCACGACACTCATGGAACTCATAATCTTTTATTTCATGCTACGCTCTAGGCTATTTGTAAAGTAATAACATTTTCAATTGAGTCTAGGTTTTAAGCAACTATCCTGACCCTCAAGCGTAAGATTATGAATGACTTTCGATATTTTCAACTTTATTCAATATTGAATTCTCTACTTACGTTAGCTACAAGTCATTCAGCAACCAACTATTCAATTACATAGATAATAATATCATAGACATTTTCACTTGTCAAATATTAGATACTCATATTTTAACATATTACATTTTACAATTTGAGTTATCCTGTGTTATGTAAATTATTCTAAGCCCTCTAATTCTCCTAGCTTTTTATCCAGTTCATATTGGATCACTGCTATTTGTTTGATTGCTGATTCTAATACTTCTACTTTTTTAATCAAAAATTCTTTATCTTCCATTTATTCTCCTTTTCTCTACACTTCCATTATACCATGCCATTTTTTAACATTCACAAGGTTCACAAAGTTTTTTAGTCTTGTTTCATTGACAACCACGCGGTTTATAAGCGTTTTGTTTTTTATTTTAGTAAAATGAAGAAACATGTTCCTAAATTAATAATAGCTATACAATGGGCTTTATTCTTGTTTTCTTAAACCTTTCACAAGATAAAGAGATTATCAAACACTCCGGAATTCCTTTAGAAATCTTACAAACAAGAAAGACATTGTGCTTACTGATACCATACTTTACAAACAGGACACACAATGCACTTACTTCCTGCCACTTCTAGTCAAATTGCGGTCAAGCGTGAAACAAAAGCCCTAAGGGGCTAATTTCTTTTTTTAATATAATTTATTTATTTTCTCCTAAATCAAAATGTATTGCTGGCTGATTGTTCCATAGTTCTAATGTTTCCTTATCTACTTCTGGCTGATTCATGTATTCTCTGTTCATTCTAGCTCTTGTATTAGCTACTTTAATTTTAATACGCTTCTTGTATTCCTGCTGTCGTAAGTACATTAAATATTTATCTCTAGCCATTGTTACCTCCTATAAAGATTATAACACAAAACGCCTACAAAGTCAATAATAGCTTACATAACAGAGGATAAACCAAACCCGAAAAGTGGATATGCTATAATAAATACAGAAGTTAAGAGAGGAAAGCAAATGACAGAAGAACAGCTACTATTTAAGCAAGAAACATTGTCAAAAGTTGACTTTAACGAGTTCTTACTTAATGCTGTTGAATGTGGTTTGATTAATCTTGAGACAGCTTTAATTTTTAAGGGAGAATAAAGAAATGAATAAAGAACATGTTTTAGCACAAAAAGAAGTATTAGCTCCGATTGAATATGAACATTATGTTAAACACTTATTTGATATCGGAGAACTAAGCAAAGAACTTTATATTGAATTGAGTTCTGATTTATGAGCAAAGCATTAGCGATTGACTTTAGTACATCTAATACTGGTTATGCGTTTCGTAACCCTTTAACAAATGAGTATGTAGTCGGTTCAATTGCAGGTGGTAAAAGTAAAGACCCTTTGGAACGTGCAAAACTAATTGCTGACGGTATAACAGAAGTCATTGAGCATTATAACTTGTTTGACTACTTTATTTATATTGAAGAACCGATCATCACGTTCAAGTCTAAGGGAAACATCTCATTGATTAGAGCTAACGGTTCATTCTTAGGAGTCATGCGTAACCGTCATAACATTGGCTATGTTGATGTACCAAATTCCAAATGGTGCGGTTATCATCTAATCAAGGGCAAGAGTGCATTGCGAAAAGTACAAAGCATTGAGATACTTAAAAGCTATAACATAGTACCTGATGATGATATCAATGATGACCAAGCAGACGCGTTCTGTATCTTACTCTATGTAGAAAGTCAGGAGAATAAATGATTGTAATTAACATTGCCTTGGTTATTCTTGGCATTTTATATGGTGTAGGTTCAGTTACCAACTTTAAAGAGTGGTACTATCGCCATGACTATCTAGCTATTATGTTAAGTATATTTACATCTATCTTATTGGTAGTAGCTGGATTATTAAACACGTTAAATTAAATAGGGTAGATAGTGACACCGAAATAAAAAACTATCCGTTACCCTTGACGATATAAGAAGCTTAAAGAAATGTTTGGTCTTTGCATATTTTTTCCTAAAGACTAAGGTGTGCTGATTGACGGTGCTTAAATGTTATAGAGTTAACAGCCTTTTGCATATAGCGAACATAGTATAGCGGTAATGCTACAGATTCCAAACCTGTAAACGTGGGTTCGATTCCTACTGTTCGTGTTCTCCTTTATTTTATTATATGTTATAAGTTATTGCTCTAGGTATTGAGTACACTATGGCATATAGTAACAGGATATGGTGTCAATGGTAGCATACGTGTTTTGGGAACATGTAGTGTTGGTTCGAGTCCAGCTATCCTGATGAGTGGTGTATAGTCCATAGACGAAGTGCCAAGCTATTGCGCAATACCTGGCACAACTATACAAGCATAACTGTTTGGGCTGGTGCATGGTTATCATGGTTATGTTAGTTACCAAAAGACCTATGGTATTAAATTAAACAGTCACAGGCATAATTAAGTGACAGCTGGTAAGAGTAATAAGGTATGCTAACGTGGTGTAGGGTTCGATTCCCTACTGCTCTATTTCAATTGAATAACTAAGTGATAACACGTAATTGGAGCAGGGGTAGTTATTAATGTGACCGAACAGCTTAGTGAGGTAAGGATAAGTGTGTTATATCTTAAGTATAACGTAGGTTCGATTCCTATATGTCCTGTAACAATATAGTATCTAATAAGATACCTGCTACTGATAGTTAGTAATAACAATATGAGGTAGTCATAGTTAGCAGTATAGACTAATGGTAAACGTAGGTTCGATTCCTACTACTGCTATAAGATAAGGGAGAAGTAAATGATTATATTATTATTTATTATCATGCTGTTCATTAGTCCACGTATAGCATTGTTGTTATTGCTGTTGGTTATTAAGCTATGAGCTGATAAATAAATTAATTGGGAAAAGAAAATAAAAATATTTTTCCATAGGTACCCGCCCCCTAAGTTGCTATGTTAAGGTAAATTTTCAG